TTGTGCAATTAACATCACACAATCCGTAAAAGTTTGCAATTAACATCCGAGCAAAATTTCGTCAGGGCTTGCGCCCCGAGTACAAAACTCTTGATGAAACGCAAACCACGAAATTGTGGAGTGAACTCCTCTGTAAACAGACGGAGATATACGACTGCAGCGTATATTTTTATTGATTGTAGATTAAAATCTACTATGGTGTTGGCACCGGATCAGTTACTAACTGGTCCAATGTTGGACAGCACTGAAAATACAGACAAGTAAAGTCTGTTCCAATCCCAGCGGCCGTTTGGATGGTTGTGAAACCAACCTCATCGGTAGCTGTGGTATTAGCCACTTGTATGCTCACTAGAGCACATTCAGTACTAGTACCGTCCAAATCTGATCCCTCAGCGTAATTATTAGGATCACTCAAAGTGAAATTAAAACGCGAATTATTTGGAAGTGTAAACTGCACAGTCGGTGCAGCTGCGGCAGAAGTCACAGCTATACCAGCAGTTCCGTCCCGAATGTTCCAGATAACTGACGAGTTAGCAACTCGTGTTGATAGGGAAGCAGATCCTAGGGTAGAGTTCGATAAAACAGCTACTCGGTTGGCAGTAGTCACTGCACCGACATCTGTTGAACGGACAACGCGGATATCATTCAGCACAGCTTTAGGGCTGTTAACTGTTAATGTATAATTAATACCACCGCGCATGCCCATATATAACCCAGCGACATACGGTATGAGATGCATTGTGTTGAACGAGTAGTTCGCCGTTCCTGCACTCAAAACTTTAGATGCTGTAGTTGGCCATGTATATGGCACGAACCCTGGCGTGTATGGAATACGTGAGATGCCCTTCCGATAAATGTTTAAAGAGCTTGCTGCTCCATTTGGCAATGGCACTGTATCCATAATTTGCTGTCTGCGCAACAATTTACGCAGAGATAACACACTCTGACCGAAATTCATGTCATACGTGTGTTCTGATGGTTTAGCACGAGTGCCAAAAACCATAGTGTCGGTGCCCCAATCTTCATTGCTCTGTAGACCGAAGAAGCTGGGTGTGAAAGCCGACGTTGAGCCAATACTACCCGATGGGTTATTGAACTCAAAATCATCTCCCCCACTAACGTACATTAGTACATTAATGGTGGACGCGGCCGGTGCCTCTAGTGTATTATACACATAGACGGCGACCGTACCATTAGTTGAACCTGGCACATGAGCATTAGATGTTCCTGTTGTCCACCCATTACTACTGGTATTGAACTTGTAAGTATCAAGCCAAGCCGTGTCTTGATGATACGGTATTTCCAAAGTGATGTCATCTGTTTCACCGATGTCCACAATCTTTGTATAGACTGTGTTAATATTCGGTTCGCTCGTTGTAATGTCCCCTAGAGGATCATAGACGATCTTTAGACGACCACGATGGTATTTTGTACACACAATTTTGAGCCGCACCTTGATGGTGCCTCTCCATTGTGTAAACACATTGGCCAAGTAGGATAATGTAGTGTTATACACTCGGAATCCTCTATTAGTCACATTCACCAAAGGAATAGACTGCCTCAAATAGGGATTAACCCTAAAGTTGGCGATCTGTGTCCCCAATGATTGGGTTGTTGACCAGGTACTCTTCCCGAAGTATGATTCTTTCTTCTTAAGATAGTTAATCGTTAATTCATCTTCCCGATCCAGGCCAAAAGGTGCTGGGTCTATGGATAATTCTGACTTGGGGTCGAGTGCTAATTTTTGATATGGCACACTTATTTCACTAGTGGCCATTTGTGGCGCAGACATCAAATACCTCGGTTCAACATTATTTATGTTGGGAGGATTAGTAAATCCAAATATGGATGCAACTTTTGATATCGCGCTGGCACCTATCTGTGTGGCCCTAGCGAAGGGTCCAATTATAGGTATCTTGGTGAGGAACGATGCAGCATGCGCAACCGCTGTTGCTGGCGCGGATACTACACCATTACCATATTCATCAGATTGAAGTGCCAATTTGGAAGTGGGACCCATCAACTCAACATCTGTCAACCATGCCATAGTGGTCACGGTTAAACTTGTTGGTGCTGTGGGTAAAGCCACATCAAGAGGTGCGTAAACAACATAACGCAACGTCCCCATATCCAAAACGTCTTGATTGGATGTAATATCTAACCAATTCTTGTGATAGAAAAAGGGGCATTCCATCTCGCCTGCGCGATTACACTGTGGTTCCAAATAATACCCCCGTTGCTGGGAGTATGGAATCAAAAGTGGTTCGTCGGACGTAGTGTTTGTTCGTACCTTGTCACTCACCACCCCTAATAAGGGGTAATAGGCTGCTCGCATATAGCCATATTGAAATGGCGTAGCATTAATCACAGTCTTAATGTGTAATTTTGCCCTAATATACGCGAAATTATTCAGCTTATTCTTCACAGCACTATTTGCCATTAGATTTTGCCAAATGCCTAGTGATCGACGCACACCCACTGGGTCTGTAGTAGACCAGGTGAAAGTGTCAACCGTGACAGGCCGCGAAAGAAAATTCGCAAGCGTTGCCTCATCTGTTGCATCAACACTAGCAATAGTGTCATCTGCATTTGAAGCCATCACCAATTCCCCATGGTCAGTATCAACAAAAGCTGCTACTTCCTGTGTGACTTCGGTGGTCTCTTCAGACTGCAAATAAAAAAGAGATTTATTACTTTTGTACGATGTACTCTTAAACATCGGACAAAGGGAGATACTTTCGGTGAACTCCTCAACAACTTCATTTATTCTTTTATTTAATTGATTAGGTGACAGTTGTTTTTTCACTATCTAGGAATGCCAATTCCCGGACAGCGAGACTAGGACTTCCCCCCTTATACGCCTCCACAAACCTATATTTCAAGGCGTCCCAATCCGGGAGAGTATTTTCTTGAACAAAACATGAGTAGGGTTCAATGGCGAGGGTCTTCTTAAAGAAAGCATGATGCTTCTCAAAGATTTCTTTACCATGAAAGAAAAATTCAGAGTTGGCACTCGAAATGACTGCCACCATCTGTTCTTCCTTACAAATGGTCTTTGATGGTAACCACACTGTCAACGATTTCAAAATAGATTCCGTTTCTAGCGGGCATGTATAGAGATTTAACTCCTCCTCGTATCGCCACTGTCTCTTCAGAAATGAAGTTTCAGTAATATTGATAAAAGGCTTTGTTTCGGCTTCCTTATCTGCCATGGTGTAGGTAACACCAATTCTGGCTAAGGCTTCCTGAATACGTGTGTGTGAAAAATCAACACTGGGTGAAACACCCATAATGTTGTCATCACCATATGTGAATAATCTCACATATTTCTGGAAATCATCGCAATCACCTCCTCCTACAATTTCACAGTATGCATAACGCATATACAAACTATTAACTAAGGAGTTGATAACCACTGTTAGCGGATGTCCGGAAGGATTAGTTCCAAAGAATCCAATGATGTCCCCATCGCAATTCACCATAGGGAATGCGATATCATAAGCGATACACCACAACTCTCCGAGCTCTGAATTGTCAAATCCAGCTTCTCGGTAGATGTTAATGATAATCTCAAAAGCAGCTAAAATCCATGGCGCAGTCATGCGTTTATCGAATTTACTGTAATCACCCGCAACAATACGATCCGCACCAAAGGCGGTAAGATATTTGCGTATATGGGACCATTCGCTCGATTGAGCAACGGTACCCGGACCAGCCTCAAAAATGAATTTATTCTGCTGCAGCAATCGTACGAATGAAAGTAGTCGACTGCGTACAACTAAACTCCACGGGGCGGGGGCCCCTGTGAAAAGTCTAGTTTTCCCTTCCTCGCATTTAGCAAAGGGTAGGGCTTCATCCTTAAGGTTTCCACTAAAAATAGTGTTAACCCTTTGGTTGTTCTGGTATCGATCGATAATACGATCGAATTCTTCCCAGATGTCCTCATCGAAATCTACCCCATCAGGGTAGCTCTCGCACGGAGCGCTTTTCAAGAAATTCTTTTTAGACTTATTCCACGGAAAACCCATGGATGTATTCTTATTAATGGCATCTACAAATTTGACGCCAGGAATTCCATTCAAAGAAGCTCGCTTCGACAAAAACACCAGATCCTTTTTCCAATCTTCTCCATGAGCTAATTTCAAGCCCTGGATAATATCTTTGGTAAATGATGTTACACATTTATTCAGTGTGCTCTGATTATGGGTCAAATTTGGCTTGATCATTTCAATAATGTTCTTGCGCCAAGGAACCCACCCCTTCATTTGGGGCTGTCCATGAGAGATCGTGTGCGAGAAATATTCACACATGCGTTCACTCAATGGTGTTGTTGTAACCTTACTGGCACGTTTAGGTCTAAAACCTGGCACGCGCCCATAAATATAGGCTGTTCCTTCTTCAATATACCGAAGAACACTCTTGTTATCCGGGATGGTTAATTTGACCTCTCCGTCCAACGAAAATTTAGGTGCTTCACTCGCATAAACTTGCGGGGTGTTGCTCGTGAGTTCATCAATATCACTTTTGGTGATGTGTGTGAAACCACACCTACTATTATAGCCTATGGTGTGTAATCCCAAGATTGTGGGACCACACGGGGTCATGGCAATGGCTACACTGCCACAATCCCCTTTATTTGACAAATGTGATGACGTAGTCATGTACATATCGATCTCCTGCCCTAATGCTTCCACTGGAAACTTGGGTTCGTATGAGACGTTAAAGTGACGGCGGTAAACAACCTCCCCACTCTTCTCTCTGCGCACTGATATCATTTCTGACACAGGCACATTCTTAATGTTCCAGATTTTCTGGATGTTTTTTCTGGGCGGTAATCCAACGGTACGTAATAAAACCAAATCTTTGTTAAGATTGATTCTGCAATCCTTTTTATCGAATTCCATAGTAGCGTTGCCGCCAATGCCTTGGGAGGCCACAGCGCTTATCACCTTGAGGCGAAAGCGCGTGCCCATTCTTATAGCATGATGGTTGAAGATGAGATTTTGTGCTCCCACATAAAAACCGCACACATTAGCGCGGAATGGTTCATCTAAAGCTTCAATGCAAAGATTGACACAATTGTTGGAAACATAGTCCCTCATTTCTTCGGGTGTTTTCTTGCTCATACTACCTGACGCATCAGGCAGATCAAAGCGAGTGAGCTCCAATGTTGGTGTATACCAAACATTGCTTGTATTCTCCCTGAGAAGATCATTTTCGGTGGTTCCAAAAGTATTTCCCTGGGTTGACAAGTGGTGATCGTCCGTTTCATCCTGATCGGATTTTTCCTTAGATTGCTCCTTCACGGAAACAGTTTTCTTGACACTTTTCGTGACAAACTTTGCCGCTTGCACGACAATAAGGATGGACATAATCCATTGCGCGCCCTTCACAACTGTACGCAAACGTATAGAGAAGGAGCTCTGAACAACTCTACCATTCATTATGGTAAAGCACTTAATTTGGCGCTCTTTATCTAAATACTGAGATAAATAACCGGTGATGAAACGCCAGCTGTAATACCTCAATAAATAAATGTTGAGACCTGTTTGAAAGAGATACATGTAAATCGAGACTAATAATCCCGTAAAAAAGTACCACAGGTAAGAATAGGAATAATTCCACATCATACTGGTAAGGCCTACTATAGGTGCTGCCTGCAAACATTTGCAGCCATCGCCAATCTTCATACAAAGTCGGCAAACCTTTACCTCATCCATCTTTCTATCACATAGTGATGATTTGGTTTGATATAATTCATGTTCTCTGCTGGCGGCACCGAAATGCTCTAGAAATTCAATGACATTATCAAAGACCTTCACGGGCACCAATGCAGCAGTGTCTCGACCCTTAAATTCTTTGGGTTCTAAACGCTGTAGCGTGATACGCCAGTAATCGGGGAATGATTCCCCTGTCATCTCTGGTAATTTACTAGGATCAATAAACTTGTTGTTCTCTGCAAGGTACTCAGGACGTGGCTCGACCTGAACCACATACGGTAGACGACGTCTAACAGCCAAGGGACAATGAAAATACTCTTGAGCATTCAGATCCGGAGCGTTGGTTGTAGCCAACACTAATTTAGCCATAACTGGTGTACGGCCTTTGTCTTCTATAGCTGCTTGAGGCGGAACATAGGGGACATTGTTAATAACATTCAACATCTCCTTTAATGTAGGGTCCACCTCTGATGATTTCGTGGGCAGGAGGAATGCGATATCGTCCAACTGAACACACCACTTACTAGAATCAAAATTGCTCCAGTATTCATCTGTGGGATTTCTCACGTAGCGATAATGATCGTCGGTCTTTAAACCATGGATTTTACCATAGTAATAATAAACCATCTTCGTGAAAGTGGATTTCGCGACACTTGAGCCACCATGAATCAAAACACCAAAGGGTGCTTTGCGTTCTTTTTGAGCAGATCGCTTTGTGATCTCAAGATTTTTAAGCATCTTCATATTATTGAGACGCTTTCCAATGAAACTTGGATCTATACCAGTTCCAGATCTTGTAAACTTGGACATGGCATCACCTTTTTCAATGCACTCATTCAAATCAGAAATGAAGCTAAAGTAGGTAGTGTTGTGGGGTTCCAAATTGGACGTGAAAGGTGCTAAAGCAATCAATTTATCCGCCTCGGCAGCCCACTTTGTGTACGCTGCATCAGTATGCACTAAAGTCATCCAGTCACCAGTAAGGCGATACGCTTCAATGCGCTCGCAAATCGTGATGGCCAAATCAACCATGCAAATAGCTAATGAGGTGGAATCCTTATAGTTGACCTTGGATTTTTTATATAAGACCAAGTATTCTTCTTCAGACAAGCTGACGCCTGTACTTTCCAAAAAACCTTGAACCAGAAGATATGTATATACCTTAGTGATTTTCTCAACTAAAGGATTTGAGGTGAGAGATGCTCCCATATCAAAAAGATTTCGAGCCATTTTGACAAAATCGCCAAATTGACCCTGGAGAACATCTGTTCTATCTTGTTCTGTTTCAAGGAGACCGAATATACACTTACTCGGTGTCCTACCCGTCATGAGAGAGAAACCCAACGATGCTAACATCGTATAATCTAGGTAACTTTCACATTTACGTGACCAGTAAAATAACTGGAAGATGCGATCAAAGATATCGATGACCTTGGAATCGGTTTTCGCTTCTATACTATCGCGCAGCTCGGTGAACTTATCATACACTTGCGTGACACTCATACCTCCCTTAAAGAAGTCTGATTGCAATGTGTATCTTTCCGCTAAAACTTGTCTTTCACACTCTTGTACGTGTGTGTAAAGTGGTAACGGAACTTCAACACCACCCCGCATAAGCGGTAAAATATGTATAGTGGCATTGGGTGAAAGATTATACTCCTCCAACTTAACATTGGGCCGTATTGGCTTTGTGTTCCAGAAGTAATAATGTTCTTCCAACGATGGCAAATGCAAAGATGCAATATTCTCTGCAAGTGTTCGTGTTAGGTCTACGGTTTCGCACCGCATAGGACCTGTATATGCAAAAAATACATTTTGACATATGCCAATATCGCCCACATAGATCTTATTATTTAGCAAGCGAGAAGCCTGCTTCACATTCACTACGGTAGTGCGAACTATTTCACACTGTTGTTTGATTATGGCTTTTTTATGTTTATTCAATTTATAGATATTCCGCAACTTGCGGTAAACGTCACTCGGTTTTTTACATTTTTGATTTTTTAAATTATGCAATTCCATATTAATGGCGTCAATTGTTAACATATATTGGGTGTGCTCCTCACAAGCACGTGTGGTATGCGACTCGGTATTCGTAATATTATTCATTGTAACTGAGTCTTGAGGGGTTTTGTTGTCTTTCCATACTGTCAATGCGTCTTTCCGCATAGTCAACATACTCTTCATGTTGTCAGGTGCCTTTCTGGTACCAATAGCTTTATCAAAGCTTAGTTGTCTATCCAACTGTCGTACTCTCAAAATATCGCCAAGATAATGATTAAGAGGAGTTTCTTGCTGAATCGGAAACCCGAAAATACATCGCAAACCGTCTACCATAACGGTCATTGAGATTTCGTACCAATAATGAATCAATTCATAATTTCAACATAATAGATTTCGCTAAAGGAGCAACGGATATTCTCCGCGGACTCGGCAACCAACGCAATCACATCAGTCTAGTTTTGGGGTTTGCCCATCTAGATTCTAGAGAAGTGCGCCTAGTCTTATCGTCTTCAATTCCTAAAGTAGAAAAGCTAAAACATTTACTAATATTTCATAAAACATCATCACAGCATGCTTGTCCAATTTTTCATCAATTCGATTATAATGATTGAGTGGGTGTCATACTGTATATAAAAATACAATAAGGTTGGTTATTCACCAACAGTAGGGTAAATATTGCCAATAGACAATAAAGGTGAGGCGGTAGCCTCGGGTCTGGTATATTCCTTTATTTATAGAGTTCGGAAGCAAAATAACTCTTTGTGATCGTTGACTGGAGGGTGACATAAATGTCCCCTCCCTAATCCAGATTGCATCAAAGACACGTTATAAACTCGCTGCATACGCCAAAAGACGCAGCCCGTGTAGCTCTGTCTTTGTGCGTTCACACATAATTCCATGTCTCCCTAGTACCATTTAGGCCTTTTAGTTAGGTCCAAATGTGTTATAGAACTCGGATTGGTCTGGATACCATCCTAGGAATGCTAAATAGCATCCCCTAGAAACGTAAGTGCGTATATGAGTGATCAGCTCATATACG